AGGTTGTCGAGGTTGTCTGGGTTGCTGGTGTTGGTGGTGTCGAATCGTCCCACACAGTGGCAGTAGTCGTACATGAGTTTGATGATGTGTTGGTGGTCGCCGAGGTAGGTGTTTCCGCTGATGCTGTAGGTGGCTGTGCCGTCTTTTGCGATGGTGTATTTGGCGGTGATTGTTTCGGGTGTTTCGGTGTTGGTGATGATTGCTGTGGTGGTGGTGCCTACGGTTTGTAGCCTGGTGGTTTGGGTTCCGTCGTCGAGGATGGTAGTAACCATGAGGGTTGTCCTTTAGATGCTGGTTTGGTTGTCGGCTAGATGAATAATATCGGATAAAGGTTTCGGCTGGTCTAGGTGTTGTATGGTTTTGTTGGCTAGCCGTTTGGCTACTCTGTAGCACATTTTGGTATAGTGTTTGTTGTCTAGGTTGTGGTATTGTTCTCGCACCGCAATATATAGTAGGGAGTCTTGGTACAGGTCGTCTGCACTGATTGCGGGGTAGTGTCCGGCTGTTTTGGTGCATGCCCGGTTGAGTGTGCGAAGATGATGGTTTGTGGCCCATCCCCACGATGCGGTGGTGGCCAGGTCTGCTTTTGTTGGTCGTCTGCTCATGGCACTATTTCATCTCGCTATCTGATAGTTGTTTGGTGTTTTGTTGTTTATAGTGTAGCACACTAGTCCGGGGTGGCCGGTGGTGCCCGTCTTGTGCCGGTACCAGACGGATTCTCCTTCCATGGATGGGCATTGGATGAAGGTGCGTTGTCCTTGCTCGGAGATTTCTAGGTGGTGCCGGTGCCCTGCCATGAGTATATGGGATGTGGTGCCGTTGTGGAATTCTTGGCCGCGCCACCATTCGTAGTGTTGGTTGTTGCGCCATTGGTGTCCGTGGGCGTGCAGGATGGTGGCGCCGGCTACGTTGACGGTGGTGGTCATTTCGTCCCGCTCAGGGAAGTGGAAGTGGATGTTGGGGTAGTGGTTGGTGAGCTGGTAGGCTTCTGCGATGGCGCGGCAGCAGTCCACGTCGAAGGAGTCATCGTAGGTGGTGACTCCTTTGCCGAAGCGTACTGCTTCACCGTGGTTGCCGGGGATGGAGGTTACGGTGACGTTGGCGCAGTGGTCGAACATGTGGACGAGTTGCATCATGGCCATGCGGGTGAGCCTGATTTGTTCCGTCAAGGGTGTTTGTGTGCGCCAGGCGTTGTTGCCTCCTTGTGACACGTATCCTTCGATCATGTCGCCGAGGAATGCGATGTGGACTCGTTCAGGTTTGCCTGCCTGTTGCCAGTAGTGTTTTGCAGCGGTGAGGGAGCGCAAATAGTCGTCTGCGAATCGGCTGGTTTCTCCGCCGGGGATGCCTTTGCCGATTTGGAAGTCGCCTGCCCCGATGACGAAGGCCGCAGTGCTGTAGTCGGTGCGGGTGTCCTGTTCGGGTTTTGGTGGCTGCCATTCGGCTAGTTTATCGACGAGTTCGTCTATAGGGTAGGGGTTTGTTGCGGGTTGGTGGTCGATGATTTTTTGTACGGATCGGCCTGTTTCTCCGTTCGGTAAGGTCCATTCGGAGATGCGTGTGCGGCGCACGGTTCCGTTGGCTAGATTGTCGTCGATGGTGTCGATGGCGTTGTCGTGGTTGGCTAGCTGTGTGAGGAGCCGGTCAATATTGTCTATCATCGGATATCCTCTTTCTTTTGCGGGGTGGCGTTGGCTTGTGTGCGGCGATAGTCTTTTATAACGGTGGCGGAGATGGGGTATCCGGCTTGGGTGAGCTGTTTTGCTAGCCACGAGGCGGGGATGGTTTTGTCGGCGAGCACGTCTGCGGCTTTGCGGCCGTAGCGTTGAATAAGGGTTTCAGTTTTTGTTGCCATGATATCCTAGGGGTTGTGTGGTGGGCTGCCATCCGGTGCGGCAGTCGCCGTCGTGTCCTGGTTTGCGGGTGCACCATGTGATGGTGCCGTCTGTGTGGTTGAGTGTTTTGCCGCACATGACGTCACGCAAGTGCTCGGGCAGTACACTGTCATCCTGGTTGCTGGTTTGTGTGTCGAAGAGTGTTTTCTGGTTGGTGAAGTGTTCGGATACGGTGCCGTTGTGTACGGGGAGTATCCATGTTTTCCATTGTTGTTGTAGCCGTGTGTTCCAGTGGAATTGTTTGGCGGCGTTTTCTGCCTGTTTTATGGTTTTGTAGTAGCCGACTAGTATGCGCTGGTGCTGCTGGTCGGGCGGGTTTTGGCCTCGCCAGTATTGTGCCGCGACGGCGTAACGGTTGTTTTCTGTGAAGGTGTTCCAGCAATATTCGATAATGTTGTTGAGTGTGTCGTCTGTAACATCTGTGTCGCTGTTTAGTGTTTCTTGGGCGATGATGTCGCGGATGGCTTGCCGATTTTTGGTGGTGGGTTTGAAGGTGATGCTCACGATAGTACCGGCTCGTCTTGCAGGAACTGGTTGAAGGAGCCGTCTCCAGCATGTTGTGCCTGTGTGATGTCCTGGTCGGTCCAGTCGGGGTGCTGCTGTTTCAGATAGTGCCAGCGGCACGCATTGTAGGTTTCGTTTTGGAGCCGTGTGAGATGGTTTTCGGTGATGATGTGTTTCCATATTTTCCAGGAGACGTCGAGTCTGCGGAGCATGTCCATGGCTGGCACATTAAACGAGTTCAGGAAGAGTATTTCTTCGGTGTAGTATTCCTTCTCGTACTGGCCCCATCCGCTTCGGTGCCTGTTGGGCTGGTTTTTAGGGTAGGCTTCCCGGCATACTTTGTGCAAACGTTTGGCCATGTCGTCGGGTAATTTAATGTCGGGGTTGGCGCGGATCATGGATCGCATCCCATCATAGGTGGTGCCCCAGGTGTGCATGATATGCAGTGGGTCTTCACCGTCTGCCCATTTTTCTGCACAGATGGCGAGGCGGATACGCCTCCTAGCGGCCTTACTCGTGTCGCGGCGGCTGGGGATGGGGCACGTGTCGAGGGGATCCATGATGTTTTATATGCCTTTCTTTGTTGTGGTTGCTTGTGTGGTTTTACTGTAGCACAGTGTCTAGTGCTTGTGTCAACCCTGTTTTGCCGGCCTGCAGGTAGGTGTCTGTGACATCCCCAACTGTGAGGGGCACATGGGTGGCTTGCGGTAGTGCTTGGGCGAGTGTTTTTGCCATCTGGTGGCCTGCCGGGTCGGGGTCGGACCAGATGTAGATGTGGTCGTAGCCTTCAAAGAATTTGGTCCAAAAGTTTTGCCACGAGGTTGCGCCGGGTAGGGCTACGGCCGGCCATCCGCATTGTTCGAGGATCATGGAGTCGAATTCGCCTTCGCAAATATGCATTTCGGCTGCCGGGTTGGCCATGGCGGCCATGTTGTAGATGGAGCCTGTGTCTCCTGCCGGGGTCAAATATTTGGGGTGGTTGTGGGTTTTGCAGTCGTGCTGGAGTGAGCAGCGGAAACGCATTTTTCGTATCTCGGCTGGGCCGCCCCAAACGGGGTACATGTATGGGATGGTGATGCACTGGTTGTAGTTTTCGTGGCCTGGTATGGGGTCATTGTCGATGTATCCAAGGTGGTGGTAGCGGGCTGTTTCTTCGCTGATGCCTCTTGCCGAGAGCAGGTCGAGAATGTTTTCGAGGTGGGTTTCGTAGAGGGCCGAGGCTTTCTGGATTCGGCGGCGTTCCGCAATGTTGTATGGGCGTATGCTGTCGTACATTCGGGTTTTCTTTCTCTAATTGTTGTTGTAGTTTGGCGAGTCCGCCTCCGACACCGCATGTGTGGCAGTACCAGACGCCCTTGTCGAGGTTGATGCTCATGGAGGGCTGGTGGTCGTCGTGGAACGGGCAGAGTATGTGTTGCTCGTTCTTGGACGGATTGTACCGTATCTGGTAGGTGTCGAGGAGGCGGCAGGTGTCAGAGGTGTGGGAGGAGCTCGTTGAGGGTTGATACCACATAGGCTTCACTCCAGGGTTTGTTGCGCTGTTTCATGATGACGAGTCCGATAGTGGACTGGTTTTCGCGGTTTCGGTGTGTTTCGTAGTTGCGTGCCTCCCGGCTGGCTTGTCTCACGAATTCGGCGAGATGGGGCTGGCCCGCTTTCGCTTCTATCACATAGGTTTTGTTGCCGGTTTTGAGGATGAGGTCGCCTTCATCCTCTTTACCGTTGAGGTGGAGGCGCTCAATATTGTGTCCGGTGTCGCGTAGCTGGTGTAATAGTCGTGTTTCCCATTCTGCGCCTGCCCTGCGGTTGCGTGACTGTTGTGAAGCCATCATAGTCCTTTATGTTCTTGTGTCATGTTCCATGGCTGTTTTTCGGCAAGTGGCCCGAAGAATGTGTATTCGGGGTAGGCTCGGAGCCGTTCGTATCGGGTGCCGTCGGGGCTGGATTTGCCGGTGCGCTGTTTAAGTACGGCGATGCGCGCCTCTGCCGGTATCGTGAGCCCGTTGCCGTTATCCTCGCCACCATACAATGAGACTCCGAGGATGAGTTGTGGTTTTTCGGAGAGGCCGTTTTTAATTTCCCTGCGTGCCGGCGGGTGTTCGATGTCGGAGCCGGTTTTGTCGGTTGCGTGGTGGGTGACAATAATGGTGGAGCCAGTATCTCTACCTAACGCTGTGATCCATTGCATGGCTTCTTGCTGGGCTTGGTAGTCGGATTCGCAGTCTTGAATGTCCATCAGGTTGTCGATAACAATGATGGGCGGGAAGGTGTTCCACATTTCCATGTAGGCTTGTAGCTCCATGGTGATGTCTGTCCATGTGATGGGTGACTGGAATGAGAATGTGATGTGTTGGCCGTGGTGGATGCTGTCTCGATAGTATTCTGGCCCGTAGTCGTCGATGTTTTGTTGTATCTGGGCGGTGGTGTGTTGTGTGTTGAGTGAGATGATTCGTGTGGAGGCCTCCCAGGGTGTCATGTCCCCTGATATGTAGAGGGCGGGCTGGTTGAGCATGGCGGTGATGAACATGGCTAGCCCGGATTTTTGGCTGCCGGACCGCCCCGCGATCATGACGAGATCCCCTTTGTGGATGTGCATGTCCAGGTTGCGGTAGAGGGGTTCTAGCTGGGGTATGCGGGGCAGTTCGGCTGCGGTTTGGGAGGCTCTCTCGAAGGATCTTTGGAGAGAGAGCATCGGGACCTTATCTATCTATCGGTTGGATGTGTATTGGCGGTCAGATGGAGTCGATGTCGATATCAGCATCAGTTGAGGCTGTGGTGTCGTCTAGCTGACCGTTATCGCGCTTGTCTACATATTCGGCAACCTTATCGTAGATGGCGTCGTCTAATGGTTTGAGCACGACCGCGTTGAACCCGTTTTTGGTGCGTACGGTGGCTAGTTTGAAGGCCTGCTCCTCGCCAAGGTACGCCTCTAGATCGCGGATCATGGAGTGTGGGCGGTCATTGTTGCCGCGGGCTTTCTCAATAATAGCGTTGGGGATTGTTTCTGGGGTGCCATTGTTGAGATCATCTAGGGTGTGGAAGATGGTCACATCAGCATAGATGCGGTCGGCGGTTTGTCCGCCGTAGCCTTCGGTGTTGTGCTGAACGTCGCGGATTTTGAAGGCGATGGCGGTGGCATCCTGGTTTCGGGAAGGGTTGAAGAAGGTGCTGTTGCTGTTGTTGTTGCGGTAGTTTGCGAGTCCCATAACTTGATTTTCCTTTTACTGTTGTGTCTGTTTTTGTTGTCTTATATTGGTTTATCGGGTGAGGCTGTTTCGTTTGCTGCGGAAAGCCTCTGACACGTCACTGTTACTGGTAATGATCTTCTTGTACTGTTTCAGAAGGTCTGCTAGCTGTGCTTTGCTTGTTGCGTTGTTGATTTTGTTGATGATGATATCGTTTTCTTTGGATGCGATGTTGTTGACATAGTTTTTGGCTGCCTGGTTGTATCGGTCTTGGAGGATGATGGATGCGCTTGCTACCAGGGTGGCTAAATCCCAGTCTTTGGAGACTGTTTCATCTTTCAATCCTCCCAACAGATCGATGATGGCCTGTTTTGCCTGATCGGCGGTGTCTCCTCGGATGACTATCCATGGGGCAGCATAGTCTCCACCATATTTGAGTGTGATCGTGAATCGATCATTGTCTGTGATATGCTCGTCGGTCACGTGTTTTCCTTTTCTTTGTTTTCGGCTTCTGGTGGCTGTACTGTGGTTTCTATCGGGTATCTGTAGGCGTCTTTCCCGTCTACCGCCCAGCAGGCGTCCTTGACGGGGCATCCTTTGCAGAGTGCTGTGACGTGGGGTACGAAGATGCCTTGGCTGATTCCTTTCATTGCTTGACTGTACATGGATGATACATGCCGGTAGGTGTTGTTGTCAAGGTCGTAGAGTTCGGTTGCTGTGCCCCGTGTCGGGGACTGGTCGTCGTTGCGGCTGGTGGCTGGCGTCCAAAACATGCCTTTCGTCACATGGATGCCGTGTTGGTTGAGCATGTACCGGTATGTGTGCAGCTGCATACTGTCGGCGGGTAGGCGTCCGGTTTTGAGGTCCAAAATGAAGGTTTCACCCGTATTTGTATCTGTGAATACCCGGTCAATATATCCGACTATTTTTGTGCCGTCTTGGAGGGTGGTTTCTACAGGGTATTCGATGCCTGGCTGGCCGTCAATAACAGCGGTGATGTATTCTGGGTGGTTGCGCCTCCATGTTTTCCACCGGTCCACGAAGGTGGGGCCGTACATCATCCACCAATTGTAGTCTTTCTTGTGTGGCCCGCCCGACTCGCACATGTTTTTGCACACTCGGCCGGAGGGTTTGATGTTTGTGCCTTCGGATTCGGCGAGGGCGACTTGGGTGTCGAAAATGTTTTTGAAGGATGAGAGTTTGTCTGGCAGTTCAGGGTATTCGGCGGGATTGTACAGGTGTAGGTCGTATTGTTCGGTGATGTGGTGTATGGCGCTTCCGGCGATGGTGGCGTACCAGGTGTGGTGTTGGGTGTGGTAGCCGTGGGATAGGCGCCATTTTTCACCGCATTCGGCCCACTGTGACAGTGATGAGTAGGAGATGTGGCCTGGATGGTGGATGGTTTTCGGGTATTGTGCTAGAGGCATTACTGGTCGCCTTTGTGGGTGTTCCATGGGTTGCGGGTGTCTACCCCGGCATTGTGTTGCTGGTATGCGAGGAGTGCGAGGCAGTGCCAGGCAGCATGTGCCAGGTGGGGTAGCCCGGATTCATAATCGAGGTTGTTTCCTTGCTGCCATGATAGCAGGTGCCTGTAGAGGGCGTCAACGCTGTGGCTCCACGGATAGCCGCCGGTCCAGTTGTTGTCGCCGTATTTGGTGGCGCCGTAGCCTGCCACGGAGCCTAGGGCGTGTAAGGCTGCGGGGTCGATGAGGGATAGCCTGCAAAGTTTGAGTTCTTTCTTGGCGCCAGTATCAGGGTCGGTGTACATGCGGGTGGGCTCATCCATGGTGTGTGTGCTCCTTGAGTGTGGGTTACTGGTTGGGGTTGTGGGCGAGTGCTACGGCGAGGATGATGATGGCGAGGGTTTCTGCGATGAGGATGGGTGTTGTGATCATTTGGTGTCGCGGGGATTGGTGGTGAGTGTGGAGGCGCCTAGGAGGGTGGTGAGGGCGCATGCGGCGATGATGGCGAGGGCGGCTTTGTGGCTGGTGCCGGTGGCGTACATCCATGTGATGATGCCGCCTTGGATCCAGGCGAGGCTGGTGAAGAACGTTTCGTAGCTGTGTAGCTCAATGTTGTTGTTGGGTGTGTTCATGCTTGCTCCTGAAGAATGGTGTTGATGGTTTTGTAAATGTTGTACAGGTCGGCTTCGATGGTTTGTAGCTGTTTGATTTGGTGGTCGAGGTTAATGTGTGGGTTGAGGGTGTTGATGCGGGAGGCGATGTCGGTGGCTGTGCGTAGTGTACCGCCGGTGTGGTGAATGATGTGTGCCGTGTCGGCGAGTCCGGTGGTGACAGCGTAGTGGGAGAGGAGAGGCATAGCGGTCCTTGACGGGGTTACTGTTGCGGGTTGATGTTGAGGTCGGTGACGTTGGGGTGGTCTTCTGTTCCGGTGACGAGGCAGTGGACGGTGACGGGGAGTTTGGATGCTCCCGGCTGGCGGACGGTAGCGCCGTAGACGATGCTGAACGTGTCTTTGCCAATAATTTTGTGGAGTTGGAGGTCGATGTCGGGGTTGCCGTTCCAGTTGACACCCTGTGCTGCGGCCTGTTGTTCGGCTTTGCGGTTGCAGGTGTGTGCCGCGGTGATCATGGTCAGCCCCTTGCTGGTTTCTTCCCCCCTTGCTTGGGCTTGCCGGTGGGCTTTGGCCTGCTCGGTCCACAGTGACTGTTCTGCGGCAGCCTGGCGGGCTTTCTTTTCGGCTTTGCGCTGTTGGACGGTTTCAGGTGTCCAGGCGGTGTTGGCTGTGGTGGCTTGTGGAGCTGGCTGTGAGGCGAGTGGCGGATTGTCGTCTGGGGCTGGCATGAAGGAGGCTGCGGCGATGATGGCGAGAGTGGCGCCGGCGATGGTGTAGCCTGTTTTCTTGTTCATGGCTTTGTGTTCCCCTTTCCGGGGTGTTGTTCGTTGCTGACATGATCAATACTTTCAGCGGCTGGACCCACTGTCAAGGTGTCGCTCAAGTGTTGTGAGCGATGCTGTTGTGGCTTGGGGTTTTATCGGGCACACAGGGTTAGCAGGTGGCCCACATTGATGCGGGTCACATTCCAGTAGAGTTGCGTGGCTTCACCACCAGTGAGCGGCTTCCACTCGTCATGGCTGAACACGGTGCCATCGGATGCGATGAATGTGTTGGGGCGTAGCTTGTGAAGTTCAGTCTCTACATGCTGCCGGTAGGTTTCGGCGAGGCTCTCGAAATCGAGGTGGTCGCAGGAGAGGTTTTCGAGGCGTGTCAGGTCGAAAGGCTCAGGGCAGTCCGGGGTGTGGGTGTAGAGCTGGGTGAAGTGGTTGGCGATCTTCTGCATGACGGGTTCCTTTTCTCGTGTGGTGGGTTGATGGTTTTTATCGTGTAGCTTCGGCAATGATGGCGTCCACGTCGATCGTGTCGATCATGTCGTGGAGGTCTTCTGCCTCGTCCGGGGTGAGTGGCTGCCAGCCGGGTGGCCCATACACTGCACCGTCGAGGGTGACAGTCCACATGGGTCGGATGAGTCGTATGGCTTCTTGTACTTTAGCGTGGTACATGCGGCGCACCATAGCCAGATCCATGTCGTCTGAATGGTCTCCGGTGAGGCTGTGGAGGCTGAGGGGGTCGATTTCTGTCTGCCCGTAGAGGCTGGTGAAGGATGGTGTGATGAGTGTGCCATCCATGGGTGTGCTCCTTTCGGTGGTGTAGGGATTGTCGCGGTTTCTAGAGTGTGCGGGCTGCGACCCCATGTCAAGGCTACGCTCATTCGGATTGAGCGTTTCATGCTGGAGTGTCTGGTGTGACAGATGTCACTTAAGCCATTATGGCCTCTCTCAGCGCCTGATATATGTCCGGGGTAGGATTATATAGGGTTGGCCCTGCTGTTCGATTCTAGGGCCCTTCTAGGGCGTCTCAGGGGTATGTCTGGGTGATAGCGGGTGTGGCAGATGATCTAGCGAGTCAAGGTGCCGAGCTGAGACATAAGATCTATCATCTAGGTGTGTGAGATGCATCACATCCTCCTGGCTTAGTGTGCACCCTCAAGGCTACTCTGCCCATCTGGCGTGGAGGGTGTAGCCCAGAAATGCCGTTTAAAGCTTCAGGGGTACGCCTAGGAGCGCCTTGCAGGGTGGGGGCTAGGTATTTATACCCCCAGCATATTCTGATCGATTATAGACGCCTACAGGAGCTTGATACGCGATCCGCTATCCAGACGCAGATCATCAGCCCCCATCTTGCTTAGCTAAGCCTGCACTATGTGGACAGTGTGGGATGCTAAGAGGGAAGAAGGACACGGTAAAAAGAAGAGGGGGGAGCATCAGCCTTCACACCTTAAGGTCTTAGCACTGATGGACTTAGCACCGAGCCCCTCAAGGGCTCGGCATCAGCCCGAGCAGGCTCAGCCCATCAGGCACAGCCCTGAAAGGGGTACACGCCATCAGGGAAGGCTTGAGAGTACGAGGAGCCTTAGCGACGAGTACTCGAAAGCCTGAGGGAACACCATCAGCACTGATGGGCCTAGCGTGTTCGGAAAGAACACAGGAGTACAGTGTGACAGCTGTCCGGGAGTGAACCCGTTCTGACTAGGGGTTTCAGCCTTAACCACCCTCAAAGGTTACAAGACTCTAAGAAAATTTAAGGAAAAGTTTAGGTTTAATTTTTGGACCTTTACCACCAAAAACCCCCGTTTACCCCCCTCAAACCCGCCTATAGAGCCAAACGCCGATGTTGAGGGTATCTCTACCTAGTGTGATAGGCTGGACAGGTAGCCAGCTGGACGCAAGGCCAGAAAGTGCTGACGCACTTCCCATCCTCGCTTACCATCAGTCTACCAAACACTTAAAGTACATATAAAACTTTAAAAGCTTAGCACTTAAGGTTATCAATAAACATTAAAGCTTTAAAATCTTAAAGTAAATATAACACCTTAAAGGCTTAGCACTTAAGGATATAAACTTTACATCAGTGTTTAAGACTTTAAAACTTAAAATAACTATTAAGACTTAAAGACTTATAAGCTTTAAACACTTAAAGTAACTATAAGACTTTAAAAACCTTAAGTACTTAAGGTTAACCATCAGTCTTAAACTTTAATATTATAACCTATAAGTCTTTAAGCTTATAGGTTATAATATAATATAAGTTATAAAAGTTTTAGAAGAGCTAAAGGGTTAACTTCTTTACTTCTCTACTCTCTTTGGTACTTTCTCTCTTCTCTT